TAGTAGTGTGCTCTTGTTACAAAATAATTCACATTTTCAATTTGTTATTGGTTGTAAAATAATGCACACCTCTGTCTTAAGTAATTATTGTCCCAGATAATTAATTATACCTACTTATTAATCCATAGCAATTTAAAGAACTTAACTTAACTAAAGAAATTAAACATTCCACTAAAAGATCCTTTGGATTCTTTTTTGAGCAGTGTTTTAAATTTATTTAAACCTTCGTCCTTCTTTTCCATTATTAAAGCATCCAAGATAGCACTTGCTTTTTGCTTGAAATGCTCAAATATGGTAGACCATGTATCATTCTGTAAAACTGGCAAAGATAGAATAAACTCTTTTATTAATGTATAGTTAGGTTCTCCATTTATTAAGAATTGTATAGGCATTTCAAATAAGTGGAATTCAGCATCTCTGTCATAATGTTTAAAAACTATATGTATTGAATTCTTCAATATTGTTGACCATTCATTTGTCTCTATACTATCAATAATCGCAATTATGGCTTCTAATAAACCTATGTTTGTGGCAGAAAAAAATCCATCTTGAGATATATCAAGACTGTCTTCAATTTCCATTATTCCATCTGATACAATTTTAGTAATTGCATTTCTAAAGGTTTGTAGCCTATTAGCTCTTTTACTATGTACTATTGTTAGAGCAGGTTCTAAATCCAATGTTATTGATTCCAAGTCTTCCATTGGTTCATCTGCTAGATACTGAAAGTCTAATTTTTCATTACCACTACATTGGAATATTTTAGCTAGTGATATGATCGAATTTTTAGTAATGGTTGTATAATTTAAATTCATCAGTTCAGGGCTGCGCATTAAGCCGTTAATGGAAATTATTGTAGAGGCAAGCTCCGGACCATCAAAAAATTGCATCTTGCTCATTTGAGCTCTTTTAATTGTGCAAAATTCATCATTAGTTATTTTCATTCGAGAAACTTCAAAGTTTTCATTATTTAGATAATCTATAGATCGTAATAATACCCTGCTTCTCTGGATATCTATAGCTATAAAAACTATGCATACAGGTACCATTAAATTTTGTTCTCTAGATAACTTTGACCTTATTTCATTGTTCTTGAAATCAATGTAGTCTGTACTCTGTATGCAATAATGGTATTGGTTTCTCATCCGCTTTTGATAGCATATATAATAATTATCTGGTTCAGTTATTATTGATTTCATTTTCTCAAATCTTAAACCATGGTTTTGATTGAGTAATTTCCTACCTACAGCTCTAATGTCTTCATTTTTCTTTGTGGGTATATGCAATTCAGCAATTTTCAAAATGTCATCAATGCCAATTATATGTATATACTTATCTTTTCCTTTCAATATTAGGTCTATTTCTCCCTTATCAAATGTTCTGTTTACTTGCCATTGATTCCAAGTGATATTATCATCACTTTTCAGGGAATCATATCTATCAAGATCAGACTGTTCTAATTTTTCTAATCTATAAAGTAAGGGTAAAAATTCAAATCTGACTTGACTATTTTCAATCAATTGTAATAAATACTTTAGTGGTAAGGTTTTATAAGTAAAATTTTCAATCATCTTCCTAAGAGCTGGAATGCGACTATCTATAGATAAAAATGTGTCAAGAAAAAAGCTCAAAACCCTAAAAGCTTCCTTTGCAATATTTATCTCTATATTTGGACTAGTTTTTATATGAGCTTTTTTTGTGTAAGATGCAATTTGTTTAATATAATGGATAGTAGTATAAGTTTTGTCACTAATTAGATTGCCTTGTAACAATGAGCAAAAATCAATATTTGTGTATGCTTTGTGTGGTAGAATGAATATTTTAACCTTATGCTCAGTTGATTTCACATAATTGTAAATAGTTTGGTAAAATCTGGTTAATTCTTTTAGCTCAAATCTCTTTTTATCTAAGCCTTCAAACTCTTTGCTTGCCATATTCGCTAACATTCTTTCTTGAATATGTGTTTCTTTTATAAAGTTTTCAACATGTAATAAATCACGTTGCATCTCTATAATATCAGCACCCACTTGGTCTGGATTGCTATGTGCATAAGCTCTTAATATTAATGCTGGGCTATGGTGGACAACTCTCATATTTCTAAACTCTGGCATTGTGCAACAAGATAAGCCTGTCCTTTCTGATTTATCGCCAGTAATCCCCATTATATATGAATTAGCTGCCATTGTCATCAATGGATCATTTAAAATTGTAAATGTCAGGCAGAGTTTGATATCTGTGAGAGTTAATTCTAACCTTGAGAGGTCTGACTTTAAAGCTTGCAATGTTTGTGAGATAGTTAAATTACCATGTATGTTGTGTTTTTCATCAATGAGTGAATCTGGTGTTATATCTGTCCCTTCAAAAATAGATGCATAATCTATTGTGGGCTTATGTGAAAACAGTATTTGTTCTATAAACAATTGAACTGGGTTTTGTATTGAAAGAGATTCTCTAAATTTCTTAGATTGATATCTATATAAGATGCACTTTTTAAATTGATCAAATGTTTCACCTTTTGTTACTAGAAGTTCTGGATTGGCCAGCATATAATCATAAATAGATTCTAATGATAATGGGTTGTCTGTAGTGTGTTGATAATCCCTATATGAGGCCAATTTTTTAAGAATACCACTGGTTGTGAATTTTCTAGGAGTTAGTATGGATCTAGATTTCATATCACACGTTTCACCCATTGTATCATTTAATGATAGATTTGTGTCAAAAGATAGATATCTTATGAGCTTTAGCTTAAAGAGTTCAATTTCGGAAAGTTTTATTATTTTAAGTTCATCTAGATTTTTTACTTGAACACTGACATCCTCACGAATATAATTTATTTTCACCAATTTCCGTAATATATTTAATAGAAAATGAAGTCTATCAGATTCTAATCCAACAAGTGCAGTTAGGTATAATGGTGCATTTATGTTACCACCTAGTTCCATTGGGATTTCCCATTTGGAGCAATTTAATACTTTTGCTGGATCATTTCTTTGATTTGGCAACATGTTATATGTCAGACTAGTAACCCATTGAGCACAAGCAATTGCTAGCCATGCTATACTTGCTGGGCATCCATGTTTTATGGCAGTCTGTGCAGCAGAAATACGACTTGCTAAGTCTTCATACGGCCCTAAATAGGCACAATCACTCACAGATGTCAAGATGAATCTGCCATATATAGAGTATGGTTCTCCACAGATATTGAATAGAGAAACAAACTCTTTTATGAAGTTGGTTGCATATGTCTTTTTCATATTTGCTTGGCAACCAAATGTTAGACAGATTTTTTCAAAAGTGTTTAATAGATGATGAATGGCTACTTCCTCAGGGAACTTATCTTGAATCAAAACAATAGATGTTTGATTATCATCAGAGTGTACAAGTGAGTTGACAACCAGCTCAGCATTTTCATGTGTTTTCTTTAGTACATCTTTATAAGATGCCATCATTACAGTGTGCATATAACTAGATACATAATTGAAATTGCCCTGTAGCCAATTGCGTTTTACATCAATGCTGTTAGTTCTGAAGCCGTTTGTGATTTCCTTTAACATATCATTTTCATAAATAACTTTCTGATCTAATAAATTACACATCAAATTGTCAGGAAGAAGCACTTTTTTGCTCATGTAATTGCACAAGAAATATAAGATGTGTTCTTTCTCATTGGGATATAAGATAGGATCACATGCAAATAACCAAAAAAACTTATACATTACATCCTGAGCACTCCACTTAGACATATCAGCATTGATCTCTAATCTAAATCCACGCTTGAGCGCAGTTTCATCGAGGGGAGTTTTGTCTATTTTAGCTAGAATTGCCTTATTATGGGCCAATGTTTGATTGATCAAATATCTAGTTTCAATTTCAGATCTTTGCTCCAATATTTTTAGTTTGTTGTCTCCTGGCTCACTAATCATTTCTTCAGGATTCAATTTACATCTCTCCTTGGCAATTCTTTCAAGTACATACATACATAACTTTGCTTCAAATTCTCCCACAAATATCTCTCTGTCAACATATGTCTTTTGTTCTTTGTTAAAAAATGTAAAATAAAAATCTTTTTTTGTTCTCATTGTATGCATTGCATAACTAATGGTGTCTGGAAATTGTTCCAGCACTGATTTGTCTGTTTTGTATAAAGCATCAAAAACTTTTATTGAGATGAAATCAACATAATTTGGTACACTGGATCTTAATAGATTATAATTCGCATGTGCTATCTTGAGATTGTGATCAATTTCATCAACTAAATCAGGACATGCAATCCTAGTTCTTTCAACCTCCTTTTTAAGCAATTTCTGTTGTTTGGTTGAAATCTTTGTCTTGAAGTCCTTGAAGTCACCAATTTCAATACAAGATTTAGAACTTGTAAATGTTTTTATAGTTGTTATTGAACGTTTAAAATTGTTCCTGGACTCAACCCTATGCCTTAAATGATTATGCTTTGCTGTGTCTAATATTAAATTTTTAGTTAATGCATGAACAAAGACAGGCAAATTGACAGTTTGCTTTTTTGGTTCACTTGACCAAATATCTTTAATTTGTCTTTGCTCAAGTTCTATTTCAACAATGGTTTTTGCTAAGTTCACAAGTACATGATGTTTTTCATGTAAACCTTTAGCATTGAAATAAAATGGCAAATAGATTTGTGTTATGAATTCTTTTAAATCAACTTTACCAGGAAACCATATTGAATCTAATAATTTTTCATTTTTGACGCCTTTTTGAATAATTTCATAATCATTCAAGTATACATCTCTAAGCTTAATATTTTCTCTTTGAGCATTTGCATTCAAACATCCAACTTTTATTAAATTGCAAACATAAACGCTAAACAATGTCTTGGTATATGGGCTAAATTTATCGGCAATATATTCTCTCACATGGCTACTTACAGCCAATGCATTCATCATCATGTATCTTGCTGGTTCAGTCAATGATAACATTGCCTTTGTAATAGAGATACTAGTAAAAAATGCAAATGTACATATATCCATTAAATTTAGAAATTGATTATCTCCCTTAAATAACAGAGATGTTTGCAAAAACATAGCCGGAGACAAAACTAACCTCTGACATCTTGCCTTGTCTAATCTAATAGCCTTTGATATGCTTATAAAGCCATCTCTGAATGCTATTGTTCTATATAAGCTACTACCCTCAAATATTAAAGGCATTTTGTGTATAATAACGATACTATACAATAATGTAGATCTCTGAGATTTGATATCTGAAGATGGGAATAGAAAGCCAAATACAGAATTATTAGCACAAGTAACTACTCTGAATGTATTAATTTTATTATACTGTGCAACACTTAGTAAATTTTTCATGATAACACTAATATCATTCAAACAAGCCCAAAAATTAGTAGCTAAGATCTGATTAATGATATTAGAACTATCATCACTGCATTTCTTTATTTCTGCCATATAATCCATAATTGGATGTTCTGAGTAATTTAGGTTACTTAAACTAGAAAGATGCCTCTTAGTTCTATTAATCAGGCTTCGAGCAGCTAAAATGATATCTTTATTATCAAAATCTAATATTTTTGGTTGATTGATATCTAAGTCACTCATTGTCTTATTGGTAAATTGCTTGTGACCTCCTATACCAAGGTATTTCTTATAAAAATGGCGTTTATCATCCTTAGATATGAGGTCATTGTTAAATAAGAATTGTTGTTCCCATAGCACTTGTGCACTGCCTAGTGGTGTTGGCTTTAGTTTTGTATCTGAGATTTTCCTTTTTGATAGTCTGGCTTCATTTTTAAGCTTTTCAATAAGTTCAGTATATTCTTCAATATGAGATGAAAAATCCATCATTTTACCTATTGCAGCATATGATCTTTCAATGGGATCAGTTCCCTTTATCTGTTGCAGGCTCTTTGACAAATATAGTAATTTGGTGATATTATGATTTGATCTGTTTGTATCATGCTCTGCCCAGATAAAATGAGCACTAGGCTTTGCATCACTAACATTATCAGACATTGTACGCATCCCTTGAATTCTATCTCGCATGTCATCCCAGCCTTTAAGGATTGCTGATTTATCTGGCTTTGGATAATTACCATCTGTACTATATATTTGTTTTGACATTTCTTCAATAAAATCTGAGTATGGTGCTTTAGTATATTCTCTCAGCTTTATTAAGAAGCTATTCCATCTTTCAGATTTATAAGAATTGTGGTTTATGGCTTCTTCAAACAGTCGTCTATATGGTATTGGCATAGAATATTTAAATTCTTTATAAATTGGGTGATTATATAATTCTTTGCATGATTCATCTGTCCAAGAGCTTGTCATTGTAAAATCTCCATGGGCTATCATAGTAGCAAAATCTTCATCATCACTAAATTTCTCAAGTAGTAAATTTCTTAAATCTATAAATGGCTCGAAATTCACATCCAAATGGATATTGGGAAATAGATTTGCAAATGTGTTTGAGGATATATATAATTGTTTTGTATATGGGTCAATTTTTAATACAACAACTTCTATTTTATATGGTATATAATCTTCAATTAGCTCCAACTTTTCTGCATATTTTTTTAGAGTTTGTGTTGTACTTTCCATAGATACAGATACTTTGTAATCAATTATAAAGAGTGTGTTGTCAATAAGCAAATAATTATCTGGTGTAATATATGGTATGTTTTCAATATCATTATCGTCTAAAATTTCATCAAGAATCTTTTCTAATGGAACATCATTTCTATACTCAATATCTAAACTTTTGCATATTTCTTGACCAAAATAATCATGCCTTAATTGCATCAGATCAGTATGGATGTCTCTAGCAATTGTGGCCTCTTTAGCTGCGTTAATTCGAGCTAATAATTGATTCAAGTTTTGTTCCATATTTGCTTTGTGCTAAACAGAATGTTTTGTAACAAGAGTGCACTA